AACTTAATGAAGAGTATTTAAAGCTTGTAGAACACTTTGCCAAAGAGCACGAAGAGAAGCTCACTGCTGCTAAAGCAGAACTTTCAGAAGAAGTTAATGGCACAGTTAACTACGCCGTAGGTCAATGGATGGAGCAAAATCAAGTTGCTGTTGACCAAGGTATAAAGACTGAGATCACCGAAGACTTCATTGCAGGTCTTAAAGGTCTCTTTGAAGAGCACTACATTTCTATCCCAGACGAGAAAGTGGATGTGGTAGAAGGTATGGCTGAATCAATTCGTGAAATGGAAACCCGCCTAGACGAACAGGTCAAGGCTAATGTGAAACTTCAAACTCGTTTGAATGAGTCTGCAAAACTAAATGTACTGAACACTGTTTCAGAAGGATTGGCAGATACTCAGAAGGACAAACTAGCAGCACTCGCTGAGGGTGTTGAGTTTACAACCGAAGAAGAGTTCTCTAAGAAAGTGAAAACTATCAAAGAGTCTTACTTCAAGGAAGGAACTGTAACTCAAAGTGAGGTTGCAGACGAAACTCCAGTAGAAGGTGTTGACAATGACTTGAATCCAGCAATGGCAAGTTATGTTGATGCAATCAATCGCTGGAATACATAATAAATTACTTTTTTTAAAGAGCAAACAAAAAAATGTTTAATTCAAAAGCTCTAACAGAAAAGTGGTCTCCTGTTCTAAGTCATGAAGGTGCTGGCACCATTAAAGACAATTATAGAAAGGCTGTTACTGCTGTTCTTTTAGAAAATACAGAATCACAACTACGCGAAGAGCGTGGTATGATTAACGAAGCATCCAACACAGTTGGTGCTATCGGTACAAACGCATTATCTGGTAGCGGTCTAGATACAAAAACTGGTGGACTTGCTGGATTTGATCCAGTAATGATCAGCCTCATCCGTCGTGCTATGCCTAACTTGGTAGCATATGACATTTGTGGCGTTCAACCAATGTCAGGTCCAACAGGACTTATCTTCGCAATGAAGAGTCATTATCAGCAGAATGGTTCCGCACTAAGAGCTGGTAACGAGGCACTATACAACGAACCAGATACAAACTTCTCTGGTAATACTCAAGGACCTGCTGCATACAACGATCCAGTATCTCCTCTTGGAGACGGTGGAACAACTGATGCTAACCCAGGACTTCTTAACGATGCTACTGGTGGTGGTACAACTACTGGTAATTACGAGCGTCAAGCTGGTAACATCGCTAGAGATGATGCTGAAGCATTAGGATCTGGATCTACTCTCTTCAACGAGATGAGCTTCAGTATAGAGAAGACTTCTGTTACTGCAAAGACTCGTGCTTTGAAAGCAGAATACACTCTAGAACTAGCACAGGACTTGAAAGCTATTCATGGTCTTGATGCTGAGCAGGAACTTGCTAACTTACTTTCTAGTGAGATCCTTGCAGAAATCAACCGTGAAGTTGTTAGAACTGTTTATACTGTTGCAAAACAGGGTGCTCAGAACAACGTTGCCAACGCTGGTGTATTTGACCTAGACGTTGACTCAAACGGAAGATGGTCAGTTGAGAAATTCAAGGGACTTATGTTCCAGATTGAAAGAGATGCTAACGCAATCGCACAGCAAACTCGTAGAGGAAAGGGCAACTTCATCATCACTTCTGCTGATGTAGCTTCTGCTCTTGCTATGAGTGGTACTCTTGACTACTCTTCAGGTCTTCAAGGTGCTGGTGGTCCTTCCATCGGTGAAGTTGATGACACTGGAAACCTATTAGTAGGTACAATGAACGGACGCATTAAGGTCTTTGTTGATCCTTATTCTGCTAACGTTTCTAACACACACTACTATGTTGTTGGTTACAAGGGTTCTTCACCTTATGACAGTGGACTGTTCTACTGCCCATACGTTCCCCTACAAATGCTCAGAAGCATTGACCCATCTACCTTCCAGCCCAAGATTGGCTTCAAGACTAGATACGGTATGGTTGCTAACCCATTCGTTGTTGCTGCTAACGGCACACCTGATGCTGAAGCACTTACACACAACCGTAACCAGTATTACAGAAGAGTTAGAGTTGCTAACCTTACTTAATCAAGGTTGTTGTGGG